CACCCATAGGGGCAGGCGAAGCAAGCTGGCTCACATCCGAACGCTTCCCATACGTGTCAAGCTGATACCCAACCTTGATAAAACCATTGCCAGTTATCAACAAATCGTCTGTAGTCCTGCGGATCTCATCTTGGATGTCGTTGTGATACCACTCCCAATTTACGATCTCTTCGCACAAAGTCGCAGCCAGATGAGATTGGAGGTTGCGAGGCGAAGCCGTAAACTTAGGATGGTTGACCGTCAACGCAGAGCGCAGGATGTTGACGTTTGCAAACGCAATAGGAACATCTATCGAGTCTACTGCCGGGTCAGTCGAATAATTAAGATTCGCTTCATACATGTGTATGAACCGCCGCCACTTCTCGTGATACTTCTTCTCCTCCATCTGATGTTGCGAAGCAGCAATTTCAGCCCGGTAATCAGCTAGTTTCTGCTGCCTCTTCACGGGCACGCGCCCAGAAGGAGCGGGTATAAGTTCGTTAGCGTCCATGAGTTTGATAAATCCGTCGTTTAGTCTCGTCAGAGAGAGTTGGCTTTACTGTCTTCTTTGCTTCTGCTTGCTTATCCGGGTCCGTCTGAGAAGCCCTAACAATCTTCCGGCCCGAAGCAGCGTTAGCTGCCACTAATTCTTTTTCAGCCATTCCGTCTTCAATATAAGAAACTTTGTCAAAAGTCAAAGTAGATATTTTGCAACCAAAACACACCCCGTGCTTGTGCAAATCTTCAAACACCGTATTGCAATCATTGCATACAGCATGATGCGGTGTGTATTCGTTAAGCATAAATCACAAAGTCCGGTGTAGTCGGCGGTTTTCTGTAACCAGCAGTATAGGGCGTTTTTGTTGCACCTTTCGCCCGGTCTACCAATGATTCAAAAAAAGCCATAGTTAACCCATCCGGCTCTTCTTCTTTTATCTCAGGGACATGAACCTGCTGCAACGCCATATTGGCAATACCCAAAGAAATAACAAGATCATCATGAGGCTTCCCCTCATACACAGTGTTCCCGCCCGAACGAGTCTTACGAGAGAAAGCCAACAACTCCGTAAACGTATCCTCACAATGAAGGATAAGCTTTCCACGCCGCAACCCTGCCCCCAGCTCGTCAACCAAAACCATCTTTGAAGCCTGGTTCGTATGCCAGCCCACATTGCGTGTTACAGACTGCCGGATGTTGTCACGCACATGCATGTAAAGATTCGGGTACTTCAAATCGTACGTGAGCCTCCGCACCACCACCAGGCCATGCGTGTTCCGTTCAGGAGCGAGCAAAGCCGTGTTGTACCACAACGCCAACCTAGCCAAATAATCAGAAAAGTCTTCAGGCACAATACGTTCACGGAACACAGCCACAACCTGGCCCGTGTTCGCTTTAATCACAGTGGCTGTAGAGTAGTCGCCGTCCTCTGCACCAGTAGCCACGTCAGCGCCTACCACATACAGCATGCCGCCTTGCGGTTTCTCCCACACTTTCAAGTTCGGCTCAGGAACCCGGACAAGAGTGGCGACCCCGTCGTCCCCTTCTGCCAGTATCCCTTCAAAAGCGGGCGGCAAAATCTCTATACGAGACTTCAACATGTCAGTGTCAAATGCCGGGTTACCCGAAGCTATAAATGCTTCTTCGTCAGTAGCCGGGTATTCCTGCGACAACTGCCAAGGTTCCATGTCCTTCGTGCGCTGCAAGTACCATGCCTCGTCACGAGACGGAATGGAATTCCAAGGAAAAAACATTGCCTTAAAATTGTTGGTTCCAGCCTTGGCAGAATTGTAAAACTTGTGGAACCAGTTGCCAAACCCGTTAGCCGTAGAGATGCCAATAATCTGCCCGCCAACTTCAGTCGCGGGATAGATAGCAGTCCAAGCCTCAGCAGGATCGTTAAAGAACGCCCACTCGTCAGCAATAATCAAAGAAGCCGTAATGCCACGAGCAGCGTTCTCACGGGAAGCCATTGACTCGATAGAAGAACCGTTCTGAAAATTAAGCTCAAGCAGATTCTGTTTCTCAACCGCAGGCCCACGCTCTTTCATCCAGTCAGGAATGCGGGCATAACCATACTTGCTCATCTGCAATAGCTTTTTAGCAAAATTTTCGGTACGAGAAAGCATTACAATCGTTTGGTCAGGGTGAAAGAACGCTATCCAAAACGCGTAAGCAGCAGACAGAGTCGACCAGCCAATCTGGCGGGCTTTCAACGAAATAGTGTTTTCGCCGCTTTCCCACGTTTCCAAAGCTATCCGCTGAGGCTCTCGCAACTCAAACAACGGCGAAGCCCCAGGAGTCGAAATGTGCCAATACGTTTCTAAAAAATAGAACACGTTTGCTTTGCAACGGCGGAACTCTACCTCTTGCTCAACCTCCTCCCTGGAAGCCATTACTCTTCCTCATCTTTTTCAGGTTGAGCAACCTCCAACTGTTCCGCATACAACACCAGACTTGTCAAAACGTGGCCTACTAGCGGCGACATCTGCTCACCTTTAACCATGTCCCACCAGCCCGCAGCGTCCATCACGCTAGCCGTTCATCTATTTTGTTAATCTTCGCTTGCAAATCTGCACGCTTTGCCAGCAGCCGATCTGTCTTTTTGTTATCAGATTCCCCGACTATGAGCGCCAGCTCACCTTCTTCATTCAGGGCTTCACCTTCTAAAAACGAATAATTTTTCACGTCTGCCAAAACTATTAGAGCGTCTTTCCACGTCATGATCCCAACTATTTCCCCTGCAGGACCAGAATTCGTGTACACAGCCACTTCACGTCCAGACGGTTTGCCCGATTCATCGGTCATTACAGACTGAAACGCTGCTTTTGGAGAAGCCTCAAACGCCTGCTTAAACATTTTAAGGTCTACAAGTTTTGCTGATCTTAAATGCATGCCTGCTCCTATGCCATTCTTAAATATTTGTTTGGAGAAGTGCCTGAAACCCACAACTGCCCTGCCGTCAAAGCAGGTTGCAAGTATGGAGTGGGGGTAGTTGGAAGCGCCCCGAAATCAATGGTGGCACCGAAAGCTTTAAAATTTTCTACGTGCGTTGTAAACTGGCCGACAGATGTGCGGGTGTCACAGCCCAACATGACAGAAAAATCGTTGTTGTTAGTATTGTTATCTCCCACCAAAACTGCTGATGAAACACAGTTGTCAATCGAGTTGCTGTCGCCCCCAATAATTGCCGAGCGGTATGTGGTAGTAAGCTCGCTCCGAAGGGAAGAAATCACGGAGCTTCTCACGCTGTCAGTAACAGTGTTGTCTTCTCCTCCTAGCACCACAGTTGAATAACTTCCAGTTACGGTGTTAGCTCTCCCGCCCAAAACTGTTGCGTAACGTGAATCGTCCACACTAGAAGTGTGAGACATCAAAACAATTTCGTAGCTATCTGCTGTCGCTGCCAAAGTATTGTAAAAACCTTGAACCAGGCTTCTTCGCGCTCCCCACGCTCCCCCAGGAGCGCCAACAGTGCTGCCAATACAACCGATGGCGACAACATCCCTAGAGTTAGCACCATTAATCGTTGTGTCGCTAGAAGCCATTATTGTAGATTCGGCCGCATCATTAATAGAGCAGCTTATTCCCCCAACAATTCCTGATTCCAAAGAACCAGTAATAGTGTTTGTGTTGCCACCTGTAATCGTTGAATAATCAGAATTAGTTATTTTTGAATCTTTCCCACCCAGCACAGCGTTTTGGGCACCGGCAATCACAGCGTTATCCACGCCACCCAAAACGAGCGAACGGCTGGCAGGGTTAGTGCCCTTCAACAAGCGGTTCTGCAGAAGGATCTCTCGCCTAGTCTGACTCATCCCGACCTCAAAGTCGTGATGCGAGCAGTCGTGGGGCTATCCATCGTTAGCCCATTCCGCTACAGCAGCTTCTAATTCCTCATCGCTCATGGCCGTAGGCTCCACCGCTTCCACAGGGACCGGTTCTTCTTTAACCTGCACGTCGACCTTGGCGGGCGTGAGGTGGCGGGCTGTCGGCTGGTAGAAAGCCATCCAGTCTTTGCGGGCCTGAGGGTTCCCTTTCAGTGCCTGTTCGTAGGCCACGTCAAGGATTGCTCTGGTCTTGTAGTCGACTTCACCTTTTTCGAGTGACAGTTGGCGACGCGCCATCTTGTAGTCATCTCTTTGCATTGTCCGCATACAACGATTGCGACTATGGCCACGACTGTTGCAATAGCCGACCAAAGTCTTTTCGCCTTCGTCACGCAAATCTCTAGGAGTGGTATCCCACTCAAGCAGTTCTTTACCGAACTCAGACAATTCACGAGCAGTCGTGTCGGGTTCATTAGGCAACATTCCAAACTTCATGGTTAAAGCACCCGGCCACCCTGAGAGAGGAGGAAGAATGACCGGGTGCGAGCACCACCATACCAGCGATCAGAAACCCTCGTCCACTTCCGCAGCAAACTCACACAACAAAGTGATCTCGTCAATAGCCGCCTGCAGCACACGCGCCACTTCACGCACCAAAGAAGGCTCCAACCCTTCTCCCCACAAAGCCTTACCTTCTAACAACTCCACCATATCCACAAGCTCATCCATAGACGAGCAGCCTACACACGCCACACTAGAGACACAAGTCTCTCCAAATAGCTGCACCCGCTGCCTCTGCACCTAGCTCCTCTCTGCACTCTGTGCCCGAGGAGCCGGAACTAAAGGAGGCGACCCTCGCTGCCGCTCACTCCGGTATTTGAAAGCCTAGCTGCACCCTAGGCCAAAGTCAAGAAAAAACTTATTAAATCTCAAAACCCAATAAAACAAAGACATACAGAGGGTTCAAAGACTGCTCGCTTACTGCTCGCAAAAACAAAACATGGTCCCAGACATAGCCCTATGCGGGCAAAGACACATGGTGGCAGAGCCACCCTATGGTGGACCCATAAGCTCGACTGTAGTGTACCCCGCCTTTTTCACACCACAACCAGCCACCCACCACCAGGTACCATCCCCACCAAAACCCACCCCCACCAATCTCGCCTAACCCGCCCTCCACCCCTAAGGGTACCCGCCGCCGGATTTTTGTCAAGGGGGTAGGGGGTGACATGTGTCACATGTGAAATGCGTCACATCGGGCGTTTGGTTGCTTCATTTACGCAGCAAGCGCTTCGTCGATGCAATGGTCATGTGTCACATGGTCATGTGTCACACACTGGGAATGGTTCTTATTCCTATTCCCCACTGCCGGCTCTAGTGCTTCGCAAATGAAGCAGGCGCTAACTATATGATTAATTAGATTAGGGCGCACCCTTTACTGTTGGTTTAGGGTTGGGGTAATCCGCATTGGTGCTGGCATTGCGCCCATTTGTTGCTGGCGAGCAATCCGCATTAGTGCCGGGGTTGCACTCATTTGTTAGTTGGTGCTTAGGTAGTGAATCGTCGCGAGGTTAGTGGGTGGCGGGGTAGGTGCGGCCGGGCCTTGGGGGCTGTTAGGGGCGATTGTGGGGGCTGTTTGTTACGTTTGTGACAGCATTGTTTCGGTTGTGTTACAGAGTGGCTTCGGGTTGTGTTGGGAGGTCGGCGGGGTGTTAGGTTCTAGCCGTTGCCGAGTTAGGGGCAGCGAGACGGTACCTCAGGCCCTCGGGCCTTGGGGCATGTGCCGTCCGATGTTCTTTGACAACTTGCACCGCTACCTAGTAGCGCTACCGACATAACGAACGCGGATTCTAACTCCGATGGCGATGGGCGCAGTGTGGGAAGTAGTGGTCTATAGGTTCCCTGGTTCTGGTGTGAATACCTGGCAGGCATGGAGGGAACAAGCTAGCAAGACTTGCCTTGGGGCAGGACTAGACGGTGTCGGATGGGATTACCCCGCGACGCTCAGTGAGTCCGGCTCTAGGGCAAGTGGTCTAGTAGAGCCACCAACGTGGTAGCTCGTCCGGTCGTAGGAAATACCCCTACGTGGTAGCTGGTCCTGTCCGGGCCAGTGCAGAAGCGGACGAGTGCAGAAGCGGCGAGAGTCGGTCGTGGTGGCTCTACTAGATCGGGGGATGTTCCCCCGCGCTAAGAGAGAGAGAGACACATGATGGGACACAATCCGATGTATCAGCCCGAGTCTGTTGAGACAGTGGAACGTCTGGATCACGACCAGGCGTTAGAGTATTCGTTGAACCTGCTGGAAATGGCGATGCTAGACGAGCATTATGACCTAGCTCGGACAGCTCGCGAGTCTATCGCTGCTATCTGGCGGCATAAGACAAGCGACTTCGGCGGCATGTTTGTGGCGATGGTGATGCATGGCAAGCGGATAGACGCCGACTGTGGCCTTTATCTAGAACGCGGCATGACCTACCATAGGGATGGCGATACGTACCTTGCTACGTGGTCGCTTCATAGCTAGTCGGTTAGTCCAGCTAGGGCTATCGGGCGTATGTCCGATGGTCTCATGGTGAACTACACCAAGAGAGAGAGAAAGCCATGCCAGGAACAACCAAGGTAACCAGCGCTCGGGTCTACATGTCGGACGAGGTCCGAGACGACTACCGAACCTATGCGGAATTCCGTACACAGTTCGGTTTCGTTCATCGTCCCGGGGTCGTAAAGATATTGACCCAACCGACGGACAATTCGAAACTTGATAAGTCCACACTACCTACGTGGGGGCTGTCGCTAGCACCGCACACTATCGCTCGTGACTACTGCAGGGCGCACGGCATCCAGTCGGGGTATTCCGTGCCCGACCAGTGTCCACATGCGACTGTTGAATGTAGCGCTAACTGTTTGCAGGCTAACGGTAACGGACGATATGAGAGCGCACAGCTCGGGCGGATCTGTAAGACGGTATTCGCTCACACCTACCCGGAGGCGTTCGCTCGGATCGTAGAGCATGAGGTTAGGTCCAACCTTGCGACAACTCTCGGTGAGTGTTTGCATCGGCTCAACGTGTTGAGCGACCGACGCTGGGAAGTACTACTTCCACGGGTGTTCAAGCTGCGGGATCCGTTGGGTCGTCTGGCCC